GGTTTAGAACATTCCCAGAAACAGTAGGTAGATGCGTGTAATTCTTAAGTTTTCTAATAAGATAACTTACAAGAATATCATCTCCTCTTGTTAAGTGGGTATTAGATAATATATCAGATTTAACACTATCAAGACAAGATTGTTTTACCATAATCACGGATCCTACTAAGAAGTCAACTTGTGCAGCTGTGCACCAACTATCTCTAAGTTGTTTGTAGTGTTTTGCCTTAGAAACACCATGCTTACCGTATATACCTACTATGTCTTGTTGCATATCATACATCTTTTTTATTAGTAAGGGATGAGGTAATAAGTCGTCATCTAAAATTAGTTTATATTCTTCAGGATAGTCAAAACATCTAACCCAACGTTCAATACAATATTTATTTTTTGTATTATTTATCACATCAGCTTTAGGATGACTGAAAGGTTGGGTTGGGTTATTATTAATCACAGTAATTTTAAAATTTTTACATAAAGAGTCGCAAATCGCTTTTACGTTATTTGGTCTTTTATAGTTTAATAGTATAATTCTAAGCATAAATTGATATGTTACTCATTTTTTGGTGTGTGTATATTGCATATCTAACAGCATCACAAGGGTGAGAAGCCCAATCGTGAACAGCTTTAGGAGTTTCTGTATTAGGATTCCATTTGTATGCTGCCATTGCAGAATAAGTGTGTCTTGCCCCTTCAGTATCAAAGAAAAGTCGATCTTGCTGAATTAAAACTTGTACAGAGTTTATACCGTCGTTTACAGACTTAATAGCATTCTCACAGTAAATATCATAATCGTATGCAAAATCTGCTTTTACTTGTTGAGCTGCAGAATCAATGTAAATAGTATCAATCGACCACTCATCTATTTTTTCTGCAATTGCTGCGGCTAGTTCTGAGGTAGTTGATTCTTTTGATATAAATTCGTCTATGATAAAGTAATTATCACCATCTGTACCTATAACGACAAATACATTCTCATCACGGTATCCAACGTCTAGACCTGCAATAACTTCTGAAAAACGTTCGCCTACAAAGTCTCCAATATGCCTATCTTCGTCTAAATCTAAATAAATCTGTGCTTCTGTAGTTGTCCACTCACACTCATACTCTTGTAAATAAAGAGCTTTGGTAATTGACTTTTTAGCTTCTTCAACATCTTTTTCTGAAAGTCTAGGATTAGATCTCCAAGTGTGGATCGAAGAAGCCCATTCTGGATATTCTGGGTCATTTCCTCGTAGAAAGTAGTCATAGAGATAATTACCCTTACCACGAGGAGTTGAAATCCATAAACATCGAGAATCTTGAAAAGTAGAAAGAGCAGGACGCAAATCACGAGTATAATATTCTTCATTAGGAATAATAGCTGCCTCATCAACAATTAGTAGATTTGCAGCGCGACCAACAAGAGAGTCACGATTATTAGCAGAAAGCAGTCTAAATATCGAACCGTTTATTAGTTTTATAACTTTATCTTTTTGATTGTAGCGGTCAACTTCTATTTCAAGTTGCTTAATAAGGTCGCCTACATAATCCCAAATAATTGACGATAGAGAAAAGTTAGGAGCGACAACCATTACTTGTTGTCCAGGCTCTAAAAGCTTTGCAAAGGCTAGGATAGCAGCAGCATATGATTTACCTGTACGACGAGCAGCAATATGAACACAAAAGCGTGAAGAATCTAAATTCTCTACCATTGCCCATTGTGATTCATTAAATTGTACAGGAGTGGGAAGTTTGTCTAAAAGACGTTGGATTTTGATACGAAAAAATTTATCACTCATCTAGGAAATACATTAATAATCATTGTGGCAACAGAAATTAAAGTTACTGCGAGACCGCCTACCCATAAAAGAGTCTTAAGAGAGGCACGACCTGTAGAGGCTAAGTCTCGAATCTGTTCTATTTCTCGATCCATTTTACACATTTGTGTTTCCATGCGTTCAAACATTTTAACAATGTGTAGATAACGTTCTTCACAAACAGCTTCATGTGACTGAATCTCTGCTTTATTATTCTGAGAACGTTCATGAAGTCGCTCAATCTCAATTTGTATTTGGTCTAGTTCACGACTATCAGACATTATGTCACCTTAAATTTTAATTATATAATTCACTACTTCTGTTGGTAGTGTAGTATTTACTGAAAAAGCATTTACAGTTAAAGATGGAACTGTAAGTGCTGGAATAGATAGGCCAGGCACAGACAAGGCTGGAATAGATAGTCCGGGAACAGATAGACCAGGAACAGATAGACCAGGAACTGAATGATTATGATTATTAACTGTTAGTGAGGGTATAGAGTGTGTGTGATTGTTAACTGTTAAGGACGGAATAGTCAAACCAGGAACTGAGTGACTATGGTTATTAACTGTTAACGAAGGTATGGTCAGAGCAGGAACAGATAGAGCAGGAACAGATAGACCAGGAACTGAATGAGTATGGTTTGCTTGGTTTACCGCTGTTACAAGACTAGCCTGCGTAACGTCTTTAGAGCCTGAAGCAAGAGTCTGATCGACTGTATATGTAGTAAGTGTCAAATCCCCAGCACCTTCAGCACCTGTAGTGCCACCGCCTGTAGTACTAGTACCAGTGTTTCCTGTGCCGGTATTTGCCGCTACGGTAGAAGATTGAGAGCTTCCAGTATTACCAGTACCAGTGGTTGAGGCAGCAGTAGTAGAGGTAGCATTAGCAGAAGTTGAAGCAGCAGTAGTAGAGGTAGAGTTCCCAGAAGTTCCAGTACCAGTAGTTCCGGTGCCTGTGGTTCCAGTACCAGTAGTACCAGTACCTGTATTATCTGTGCCTGTAGTACCAGTACCTGTGTTTGAAGCAGCTGTTGTAACACCGGATTTAGAGGCTGAAGCTAAGACACTGCTTGCAGCAGCAGATCCTGTAGTAGTACCAAGAGTTGAGTTATTAGTTCCTTTGCCTAGAGGAACTTTATCTCTTAGATCAGGCACATTAAAGGTTGTAGAGCCGTCGCCAACGCCATAACCAGTACCAATTACAGCAAATAGACGAGCATAAGTTGTGCGAGAAACAGCAGAGTCATCACAAAGAAGCCATCCTGTAGGAGCGGAAGCCGCACCGTAAGCAACAATCGTACCTGAGGGGATTAGTTCTGCACCACCCCCAGTAGAACCATCGTGAATTCTTATATTATTGGTGTCCGTATCAAGAGAAATTTCACCCACAAGTCCTGTATAAGAATTGTTTTGGGCTGAGGTTCCTCGTCTAAATTGTAGCTGTGTAGCCATGCTTTACTCCTTATGAAAATGCACCTAGATCAAATTTGCCTGTGATTGAAAATGTGTTTGAATCGTTAGTCCCAATAGATACATTACCTTTAAATTGAGACTCAACTCCTTCAGTTTTGTCTATAGTTAAATATTCTAAACCATTAGATATAAGAGACACGGCAGGATCTATGATAGAAACTGCAGAATCGCCATCTACAATTCCATTAGAACTGAGACCATTAAAGGTACCTGCTGTAATTGTGCCTACAACAATATTTCCTGTAGTCGAACCGTCGCCTACAGTCACAGTAGCGTTAGCTAGAACTTCGAATTTTGAGCGGGCATCAATGCCTAACCCGCCGCTAAATGGTGAAACTTTTGTACTCATAATAACCTTTCTATCATACTTTTAACCAGTGGTCAAATTAATTATGAGAATGCTCCTAGATCTAGCACTCCTACAATAGTAACTGTATTAGAAGCATTAGTACCTATAACTACGTTACCATCAATATCTACTTCGCGAATAAAGGTAACATCTCCATTAGCGTCTGCTGTTACAGCTTTTGACGCTGCTACCGTTCCTAAAGTGAGACCATCAAGATATCCTAGCTCTGTTGGAGTAACTCCGCTAGATTGGGAAATCTTACCAGAACCATCAGTAATCATAACTCTATCAGCTGTGAGGTCGGAAGTAAGAACAGTTGAAATAGCTCCTGCGATATTAGCTACTCTTCTAGCTTCAATAGCGGTATCTTCTGTAGTAGTACCTTTTGCATCAAGTTGAGTCTGGATTGCTGACGAAACTCCATCTAAGTATCCTAGCTCTGTAGCTGTAACAGCCGAAACTGCGATTTTGCCTGATCCGTCTGATACTACAGCCCTAGACGCTGTTAGGTTAGTATCGTCAATTGTGGTGGCAGCTCCTGTTATAGTAGCTTGTTTAGAGTCAATCTGAGTTTGGATGGTGCTAGAAACGCCATCTAAGTATCCAAGTTCTGTAGCGGTAACAGCTGATACAGTAATCTTACCTGACCCATCCGACGCTAAAGCACGAGAGGCTGTTAAATTGCCTGTTGTAATAGTAGAAACAGCACCAGCTATATTAGCTACACGTCTAGCTTCTACAGCAGTAGTAATAGTAGCGTTAGCAGTAATTCTAGCTTGAAGAGCTGTATCTTCGTTAGTAAATGCAGTAACGTTAGTTGTCAGTCTTGATTGTAACGCTGTATCTTCGTTAGTAAATGCAGTAACGTTAGTTGTCAGTCTTGATTGTAACGCTGTATCTTCGTTAGTAAATGCAGTAACGTTAGTTGTCAGTCTTGATTGTAACGCTGTATCTTCGTTAGTA